TATTTGAGTTGGTTTTTTCCACAAAAGCACCATATAATATCTTTTTGATTAAGTGTTTGTGTATTAATTTATCTAATATTATTTATTTAATATTATTTATTTATTTAAAGTATTCATCACTATTAATATTTTTATCATCAATAAATAAATCATATGCTGGTTTCCCCATTCTTAATTCATGAAATTTACATTTCCATTCTATTAATTGTTTATAAGTAATTTCAAACCAATTTTCTTGTGTAACACTCCCCCTTGCTGTCCAATAAACAATTGTATTTCCATCTTTATATAATTTATTTATTTTTTCTATTCTTTCATAATATGGGTTTGCTAATTTATAATCTCTTTTTCCTTCATAATAACAAATTGTTTCATCAATATCAACAAAAATTATCATTTAAATATAAATATTATATTTAATTATATTTAAATGGTTCAAATATTATGTATAATTCCTGCACGTTCAGGGTCAAAAGGAATAAAAAATAAAAATATTATGGATTTTAATGGAAAACCACTTTTAGCATGGTCAATTGAACAAGCACAAAAATGTAATTATAAAATGAAAATAATAGTATCTACAGATAGTCAAGAATATGCTGATATAGCTATAAAATATGGGGCAGAAGTACCATTTTTACGTCCATCTGAAATTAGTCGTGATTTAGCTACTGACTTTGAATTTATAAACCATTGTGTGAATTGGTTAAAAACAAATGAGAATTATACTTGTGATATAATACTACAATTAAGACCTACTTCTCCCACTAGAAATGTTGAAGATATAAATAAAGCATTAAAATTATTTATTAAAAACAAGGAGAAATTTGATAGTTTACGTAGCGTTATTCCTTTTGAAAAATCTCCATTTAAAATGTATTCATTAAATGATAATAAATTAATACCTCTTTTTAATGAAGTAAATGGTATAAAAGAACCTTATAATCAGCCTAGACAAATTTTACCCCAATGTTATTTACATAATGGATATATTGATATATTAAATACAACAATATTAAGTGAAAATACAATAAGTGGTAAAAATATTTTACCATTTATTATGGATGATAACAATAATCTAGATATAGATGTTATATCTGACTTGAAATAATACTATTTAATTTATTTCCTTAAAGTACCTTTTTTAAAGTTTTCTCCTTCAAATTGCATTCTAGGACCAGGTGGATACTGGGTTGCTTGTTCGATTTCTCTAATACCTTTTACTAATTTAAATAGTCCTGATGGTTCAATACTTGCCTTTTGGTCTGAACCAAAATCGTCTCTATTCATAGTAATATGTCGCTCAACCCATGTAGCACCCATTGCTACAGCTGCAAAGGTAGTTACAAGTCCATATTCATGACCACTATATCCGATTTCTGCCTTATTTCCATATTTTCCACGCAAATGTTCCATATAACGCAAATTTAGATCTTCTGAATTACAAGGATATGTAGAATTAGTATGCATTATTACATCAGGTTTTGCTACTTCAACTGCCTTTTCAATTTCTTCTTCTGTACTCATACCTGTGCTCATAACAACAAAATCAAATGCTTCTCTTGTTGCTTTTAATAATTCTAGATCATTAATTACCGGACTTCCAAGTTTTACAATTCGTGTATACTTAGACATTAACTTTACACTATCTAAATCCCATACGCTAACAAAAAATTCAATACCAATTTGTTTGGAATATTCGCATAATTCTTTAATTTGTTCTTCATTAAATTCCAAGCGATGTTTGTAGTCCAAATATGTCATTTCACCCCAAGGAGTTTTTCGCATTACTGATTTTTGATGTTCCGGAACACATACATCAGGATTTCTTTTTTGAATTTTAGCATAATCGCAACCAGATACCTTGGCCAACATAATCATCTTTTTACATTCTTCTATTGATCCATTGTGATTAATACCAATCTCAGCAATTACTTTTACCATGTTATAACATAATATAATACATATATTTAAGTTATAATTGCTTAACTATATCCATTATTATATGTTATAATGAAATTACTAATTACATCTGATTCAAATAAATTATTAACAGATAATGGTGAATCAAATCTACCAAGTTTTACAGAATACGGTATGAAATTTTCAAATATTCAATTAGATAAAATAGGCGATACTATAAAAAATAGTGAAAAAACTTGTAGTGATTTATTATTAATACCTATGACACATATAAATAATATATGGCATTTAATGCACCATGTGTTTATCACCTATAAATATCTAAAAAATAATAAGATTGAATGTGATATGATGTATCCTATATTTTTTAAAGGCTTTTATGAACGACAAGGAATTATAACTGAATGTACATATAATGATTTAATTTTTAAAGGATTAGGATTTGATTATAATAAGTTTAAAATTAATTATGATGTATTTAAACAAAATGAATATATTAATGTTAATAATATTTATCATGTGAATGAAAGCATTAATTTTCATAACGAACCATTATTCGACGATTTTAAAAAGACAATATTAAATAATTTTGATATAGAATATAGAAAAAATAGCACGAAAAATATAACATTTATTTTAAGAAACGGCACAAGAGAAATAACAAATATCGATTATGTTAAGGATAATTTACAATCATATAATATAAATTATATATACTTGGAAAATCATACAGTTAAAGAACAATTAGAAATAATTGCGAATACTGATATATTAATTGGTGTTCATGGTGCTGGATTGTCATGGTGTATATTTATGAAAAATGGTTCTACATTGATAGAAATGTATCCAGGAAATTCAAATACAGATAATTATATTAGATGGTGTAAAATAGCTAACATTAAATATAAACGACTATGTATAAATATCACATCTGGTAATGTTAGTAATTTTAGAAACGCAACTGTCAATATAAATCACGATCAACTTCAAGCAATGCAATCAAATATACACAGTTGAATTAAAATGTTCCGTTTAAATTTTCAAGGGTGTAATAATACAGGAGTAAATACATATGTTCTAGTTAATACTCTAACATGATTTTTCGTTGTTCTATCGTATTTTTCCATTCACCTACTTTAATATAATTCGGTAATTCTATAATATGAACATTAATATCATTTCCCCACTCACCCTTTGGTAATTCATTTACAAAAAAATCGGGAACAAATAAATTTTTTAAGTACGGATTCATTAAATACAACAAAAATCCAAATGTTCCAAACCCAATTACTAGATTAGATACATTAGATAAAATAGATAAATCCTTCTCTAATGTATTACTTATATATTGTACATTTTTTTGCTTTAATAATTCATTTATACATGGATTCTTCTTATCCTCGCAAACAAGTTTAATGATATCATAATCTCTAGTTATGTTTTTATAATAAGATAATGGTGGTTGTACGTATGCTTTATGCGGATTACTTGAAAAAATATCACCCCCCCTAAAATGTACGTAAATACTATTCTCATGTAAATCATTATTATTTTCCATTTGTATATTAAATATAGGTTTAACATATTTTTGAAAATATTCTTTCATTATATATGGTGAGGGGTCTATAATATTATATTTTTGTAGTGAAAAGAAGGTATCATTAATTTGTGATTTATTAATATTTTCTATATCTTCTAATGTAATGATATTTGAAGTTAGTAATGAATGTTGTTGAAAATGAATTGAATGGTGTCTATTTATTACCGCATAGTGTATTGCTCTAACCAATTGTAACATGTTATTGCCAGCACGACCACACCATGATTGGATAATCAACATTTTATAATAATACAATTTATTTTTATATACTTTTTATATACTTTTTATATACTTTTTATATACTTTTTATATACTTTTTATATACTTTTTATATACTTTTTATATAATTATTACAAACGTGGTTTAAAATGTTAAACATGTTATTTAAATAAGTTTGTTACCGTATTACTGCTCTACCGATATTTTCTTCCCAATCTTTTTCTTTTCGGTCAACATTTTCATTTCTCTCAATAGCCGCTGTTAAAATATACGATTTAACCCCCCGATTTTCCATTTCATATTTTAAAGAGGCAATGTCTTTCGGGAAACACGTTCCTCCAAATCCACTTTTTCCGTCTGGCCCAGGAACTTTTGTGTGACTATCTAATATACGATTATCGTTTGTAGCATATTTGCGAACAGTTTCATAATTGACGCCGGCCGTATGACAATATTGGGCCATTTCATTACAAAATGAAACCTTGGTTGCTAAAAAACAGTTTCGAAATAATTTAATCATTTCGGCTTCACGATTGTTCGTAAAAATTATATTATTATATTTAATTCTACCATATTTAAAGGCAATATTAAACATATTGACGATTTTAGTTTTAAAATTATTGTCTTGTTCATTATTTAATAAACCAAAGTACCATTCTTTATTGTTTATGAAATCTTCGACATAGTTTTTTTCGGTTAAAAATTCGGGCATAAAGTGGCATTGTAATGTGTCACTTGTCCCGACGGGTATGGTTGAACGAATTACCACTACATTTTTAAATTTGATGCTTTCCAAATCATTTAATACATTTTGAATAATATTTAAATGACAAGACCCGTCGGGATTCATCGGTGTGGGAACACTAATAAATATTATTTCACACTCATTTAAATCATTTAATGTTGTTCCAAGTGGATTACACAATTTGGGATTAACATCATACGCGAGTATATCCAATTCGTCGCATTTTAAAAGAAACGTAGCTTTACCCACAAAACCATTACCAATTATTCCAATCTTCATATGATTAACAATATTATTATTATTTAAATTATATTAATAATAAGAATTATAATAAGAATTATAATGATAATGATAATGATACTTCGAGTGAGCGATCCGGAAAAATAAGAAAAGATACGGAAAATATTTGGATGTTCTACAAGAAGTGTAATAATGTAGAATATATAGTAAATCTTCAAGACTCTAAAAGTGTCGTGAATATCTCTATATTACATTCTCCCAATGGATATTCATTTATAAATGATACGTATCCATTTTTTGTATAATAAACCCCACTTGAGTACAAGTATGGGTCTTGTCCGTAAGTTTTAAGTCTATCTTTAGCTTCTTCTTTATTTATATAGCACCCAATAACCATTTTTGGCGCACCCGTATAAAAACGATTGTATGTATAAACGATGTATACACTCATTTTATTGATATTATTGTTATTATAAATAATATCAATTTTTTATCAAAATGTTATTTAATTTAATTATGCTTTCTAGAGTGCTTTCTTGAGTGCATTCTTGAGTGCTTTCTAGAGTGCTTTCTGGAATGTTTTTTCGCAGTTCTAGACCTCTTGCTTGTTGACCTACGGCAGTATTTGCGTTTGGCGCCACTGGCATATTTGCAACCAGGTGTACGCTTGCATACCTTGGACCTCTTAATTTTAGTGCATCTAGACTTCTTATGACGACGCATAACAGACATACGAGCGTGTTTTTTTGAACCGACTGACATTCGGTGTCTTTTAGCCATTATAAATTATAGTAAGAAAATTATTTTGTATATATAATAATTAAATTAATAATAATTATATTTATTGAATATTATAAACGAGGTCATTATCTGGATTCCTATGAATCATTGTTGGGTCTATTTTTACGTATGGATAATCTGGTAGATTTTTTATACAATCTAGAACCTTATCGGTTGAATAAAAAGGATGATACAATATATTATTGTTATCTATAATGTTATCTGTTAATTTATGTCCTAATGATATTGCTAAATAATCATTATCCAAAATAAAAGCGTGTGAATCGGGTTCAAGAACTATATTATAAAGAAAGTTACAATTTATATTCTTTATTTCTCCTAAATTTATAGGATATTTCCATCCACCATTAATTAATTCCTTGATTACTGGATGATATGGGGATATATTGCATTTGTTACTCAACTTTACTACACTGGCTAAATTATTTAGACATTTACATTTCACTATTGCAGAAACATATGATTTCTTTAACGCATTTGTTCTAAGACACCATGACCGCACATAATCTCCCACTAAAATATCCTCTATCCGTTTATAATCATCCGTTGACATTCTTATTACCGAATCACCAGTCAAAGACAAATTATTTGTATTCATTGTTATTTAGAATATAAGTATGTTTTTACAATATTTCAATTTTATAAGACGTCTTCTAAAATTGAAATAGAAAAATAAGGCGATTTTAATGTAAATGCGTATTCTAGTATTTGACACAGAAACGACTGGTTTACCAGAAAGAGGTTGTTCTATTTATGACTATGAAAGATGGCCGCATATAGTCCAACTAAGTTTTATTTTATATGATACTCACGCAGAAAAAGCATTGGCAATTCACGATTATATTATACGAATACCAAGTGATATTGATATTAGTAAAGAGAGTACTATGATACATGGTATCACAAATACAATGTGTAAAAGAAAAGGTATTCCAATAGAACTTGCCATGGAAGAATTTAATGAGTATTTAGAGAAATGTGATATGGTCGTCGGTCATAATATTGATTTTGATAAAAAGATGATAATCGTCGAATCGTTAAGAAATAAGTTAAAGAATTCTTTTATATCATATGGACAGGCTAAATCGTTATATTGCACGATGAAAACATCTGTAATATTGTGTGCCATACAGAAAACAAATAAAGATGGTAAGGATTATTTTAAATATCCCTCACTAACAGAATTATATATGAAATTGTTTGACGAAGAACCAAAGAATACGCATAATTCAATGGCCGATGTTCTAATATGTTTAAGGTGTTATATGAAAATTAAACATAATACCGATATATTAAAAACGACTGATAATGTTTTGAAAAAAGTTTACAAACAGCAATGTTGTTAATATTCACGATTCTTTTACTACGTCTTTTACACCTTTTCCAATTTAAAACGCCGATTTTATAAAGAAATTAAACATTTGCCTTTTAAAATGTTATTAATGTTATATTTTTTTGACAATTCATCATTTTTATTTATAAAACAATCAAAACATAAATTTATTGCTCTTTGTGAATATCTAATCGTATTATCCTCATCATATTCTTTGCCACAACCACCAACACAAAAATCATATTGTCCCCCAACCAATTGTTTTAACCAATATGATTTATTAACTAAATCACTTATCGTTTTTTTCTTTTTATCGTAGTATATTTTATATTCAATATCTTTTGTATACTTCATAAAATATTTACAAGGTTCATCTTGTAAATCAAACTTTTCTTTCATAGCAGACCACATATTTTTTTTAGCACATCTAAAATATAAATAATTATGTTCGTCGTTTTTTTTTATATCACAAGGTAATCCACAATTACATAAAGGTAAGTTTTTTATATACTCATTTATTGGCAAAGTATATTCAATATCAAAGCGAGTATATTTGCCTCCTCTTATTTTTTGCCAATTATCTTTGTTATTTAACATTAAACATTCTGTTATGTTGTTTTCAGCAAATAAATTATCATATTCATAAACATCATCGTCTTCGTCTGAATAATTAAATCCTTCCAATAAGGTATTGCTCCTATTAAAATAGATATTACAATTTTTATTCATTACAATATTATTATATTCAAAAAATTTACCTAATGTAGATACTTTATAAATTGATACAATCTCTTCGGGTATATAAATAGACGTATTTAGACACCCCTTCCCCTCATCGTGTTCCCAAAATCGTGTATACAAACGCTTTGTTTCCCAACATAATTAATAATCGTCCTGACATTTTAATATATATACCCATCGCATTTAATAAATTTTATAAAAAATAACTTTATATAATTTATTTAATTTATTTAATCGGCGTTTTAAATGTTCAAAGGTGTAATACGTCTTTTAACATTTTATTTTTTGTTATCGTATTTTCGATTCGACCATTTGATGACCGAAAATTCTCCAATAGTTTATCTATTTCATCTTGCCTTATATTTGATATTGGAATATAGTCCCCTTTGTATCTTATTTCTCGACTATTTGTTATATCAATTAATAATGTAGATTTTTCTTTACATTCTCTTATTATATCATAGACCCACGTTTGATCTAAAGTGTCTTCATAATACGTTTCATTACTAGCTTCATGTTTACGCAATATAAAACTAATATATGGTCCGCCTATGGATTTCAATATAGAGCCTAGTTTTGATTTTAATATCATCGGTTTATCTGTTAAAGCAATTTTCGTTGAAACATCAAATAGTACGTTCATTCGATTAATTATCAGGTCAAAATCGCACATGTTTAATTGTGAACAGAGGTATCTTATAAACCCATACATATAACTTTGGGCCAAAGTTAAAATGAATAGAGATTTATCTTCGGGTGATAAATCTTTAAACTCACTACTTAATAGAGATAACTCTTCGGGGGATAAATCTTTAAATTCTTTCCCTAATAATGATACCAACGTGGGGTTATTATCATATTTTAGAACGAACATATATTTAATAATATCACCTTCGATTTTAACACTCCATCTCTCCGGCATTCCTTTATCCAGTCCCAACTCTTTGTGTCGCGAATTGTTTCCGCTAATTAATATTTTCTTCCTTGTTTTATTCTTTTTTAGACGAGTTCTTTTTGTATATTTTCCCATATTCCTTCCACCGGATGCGGTTGTTTTGAGAAGACTTTCGGGATAAAATCTTTGCAGTTCAACACTACGAGAAACTGCATCGCTCCAAATATAAGGACAATCTAAAAAATCCCAAGTTAATGTGTGTTTAACAATGCTATTTCTTCTTATCTTGGGTGTATTTAACCATTTATTTAAAAGCAAATACATATCTAAATTTAATTTATAAAGAAATTCTTTTTGCTTATTTTTAGTACCAAGGCGTAGTCTTGGTAGGTCTAACACCATCATTTTCGTAAAATCATATAAATTTACACGCGCATCCGTAACCAATATATCAGTATCGATCCCTAATATTAATAATGTTTTTAGTAAGTATTTATATTTATTAATCTTCTCGTCTGGGTCATCTATTATGTGCTCCCATTGTTTAAGGATATTTAGTTCTTCAAATAAAACATGTATTAATGTACGTTTATTGTTATTTTTACAATATTCATTCATTAATTGAATATGTGTACGAATATTTGCGTCATTACTACCTCCGGATTGTGTTTTCTTTTCTTTATCCGTAGAAGCAAGGACATTCAGTAATCGTTCTTCTAATGTATTTGTGTTTAAAGAATCCGTATTAAGTAGCTGTTTTACCTCCGTTATAGCATTTTCTAGTATAAATTTTCCCGGATGAGATGATGGAGGAGTTCCCGGCGGTAGTGTGCTGGGTGGTGGTGGTAGCGGTAGTGTGCTGGGCGGCGGTGTGCTGGGTGGTGGTGGTAGCGGTAGTGTGCTGGGCGGTGGTGTGCTGGGCGGTGGTGGTAGTGGTAGTGTGCTGGATGGAGATGGTCGTGGAGGTTGGGGCAGAGAAGAAGGATATTGGTGGTTCTGGTTTTTCTGTAATTCCTGAATTTCTTCTTTGCTTAAATGTTTTATAGCCTCTCGTTGTAATTGTTTAGAACGTTTAATCATTTCGTGAACGCTATCATCGGTGTCAACGATATGAGTATCAACAAACGGATCTATAAGACCTTCCTGAATATTTTCCCAAATATTAGGAATATTAAATTCGTCGATGTTAATAAATTGGGTCATATATGTGGATAGCATATCGATATCATAGCCATTAAAAAGTTCTGTAATATAACGGCTAAAGTAGTCGGTTCTTTTAAGAAGTTCTTCTTTAAATTTCGTATGATTCGGTGCTTCTATTATATTAAGTTTTTCAAATACTTTTTCGTGTGGTTTGAAAAGGAGGTATGTATCATAATTAGGGGGTAGTTTGTTTTCGCTAAAAAAAGCAGTGTCTTCTAACGAAAATATGGGGTATTTTTGTTTACGATGAGAGATAATTAACCAGCATAATGTGATACCAGAATATATATTTATTCTTGTGGTATTAATCTTTCCATATTGCATGTCGGCATTACTTTGTTCTAATTTTAAATAATCAAGGAAGCCCGAATCAGGCATGGAGTCAATAAATTGTGAGATCATAAACGATTGAATGTTTAACCCGATTAAATAGCTTTTTAACTTGGAAATTATAATATTCAATGTGTCATCTTCTTTCTTCGATTCATACCAAGGAAATATTCTTTTAAAGGATATTTTATCTTTGAGACTCTCGTGTTCTTTTACTTGTTCTGTACTAATATAGTACATTTCTTTATCGTGTATCAATCTAGAATCGTCTTTCGCATTTTGCCAAATGTCTAGTTTTAAGGGAGACTCTAATAATTTATCAATTAACATATCAAAGCTTTCGTATTCCTTGATATAATCGATGAGTTTTGTAATGTCTTCAGGACCAGATAACATTTTGGTTTTTATAATATCTTTATAGTGTTGTATTCCTAAAAATCGTGTATTTTTTATGTAGTACAATAGCATACTTATATCGTCGTGTTCAAGGAGGTTCTTTTTCAATGTTTTTTCAGTTTCTGCGACGGGACGATGTAGTTCGATATCGGTATCTTTAATATTTCTAGATAATATTTCAAATTCTTGTTGGGTCAGTTTATTTCCAGAAAACAACCAACTTATGGTATGTTCGCTAATTCCTCCCATTCTTTCTCCTAGAATAATTTCTCCGGTGGTATCGAGAACCAGTAGATTGCCGTCTAATTTGGGTCCAAAAAAAGAAAATAGCGGAATTCTTTTATCTTTATGTTGGTGATTATACATTAGACCTGTAAAGGTGTGTTTTGCAATATTAGGATATTTTGTGGGGTCAAAATAATCATCAATTTCGGAGTCTATTCCGCCGAAAATATAATTAGCCAAAGTAGTCATAATAATATTAATTTTGTTATCACAATCCGTATATCTATTTTGTTCTATAGGAATACAAACCTGATGTACCGGCCATAATAATCTATTCGCGCAGACACTATCAAAATAATATTGTATTTCCTGTTTCTCTATATTCTTACCACATATTTGGCATTTTCGAAAGAACTTATTATAATGATGATTACAAATCCTTCTCTCTATGTTATCGGTTTCTACAACCCCACGATTTTTAAAATTAAATGGTATTTTTATCTTTATACTACATCTATCACATACTATCTCTCCACCAAACCTACAATGATGTTTCCTGTCAACTTGATTGAATTGTCGTTCACAATAATTACACTTGGATACTTCTTTATCAGGTTGCCAATATGAAGTCCAAGTAGTATTTTTATCTTTATCCCGAGCGAGAAGTGATTGACTTACGATGAGCTTATTACTAGATGCGCCCCCTTTTTTCGTTTTTTTAGTTTTTTTCGTTTTATTATTTTTATTCCCATTTCCATTTTTATAAGTTCTATTTGTCATATTATGATTTATGTTTAATTTATGATATAATTTATGATTTAATTTATGATTTAATTTATTATTTAATTTATGATTTAAATTATTATAATTTGTCATTATAATAAATTAGTATTTTAATTTTTGCGATAATAAAATAATTGTTGGTAGCCCTTTTTAAAATTCCAATACATTTTAACTTGGCTGGCCATCCCATTAAATGTAAATTTTTTATCACGGTTTAACATATTTCTCCAATGGAATGGGGAAATTCGTTTAAATGAGCTCCCTTCAAATGCGTAATCCTTGCCATTACAAGTTAATAAGGAACAAAAATGTTTCATGGATGTATCACGCATAACGACAGAGTCTAAATCATAAACGGTATTATCAATCCTAAATGATAGTTTTTTATCTTTTATGGAGATGGACTCTTCGTCGTATATATTTAATATTATTACCTCTGGAATTTTATAATTATCTAATTTTTTGAAAAACTTGGTTAGTAAAAAGAACTCATTATAATTATCAAGTTCAAGTATATTTATAGTATCTTTATTGAGTAGATTTGTTAAACCAATATAATAATTGACCGGATTATTAGCATAGGTGGATGGTGTTATATCTAAATTGTTTCGCTTCTGTTGTAAAGTAAGCGAATGATATATATAATTAATTAGATTATTCGTATTCATAACACTGCCAAGAGCGAGTTCTTTTGGCAAATTGCCGGTATTATAGGATGATTCGATCGCCATATTTAATAAAAATAGTGGCTTCTTTAGTTTACGATTGGAAATAGGGTGATTGTCAAAAGTGGTCCCTAATATCATACATTGTCTAAACTTTCTAAAGAAAGTGCGGCCTTTATCGCTAATAAAGAAATTCATAAAGAAAGAATTAAACCAACAATTAGAGTTACGCTGTAAAGGTGCAACGATTTGATTACATTTAATTGTTTTAGAATATTTTAAATTACTTAGCAAGGTTTGTATAGCTGACTTGGAATTCCAATTTCTACATATTGGAGTGCCATCATTATTAATTCCAACCTTAATTTTTAAATCATATTCTTGCATGTCATTCTTATCAACGAAGGTGCTGGCCATTAAAAAATCTTCAATTGAATTACTTTTGCACCCAAAAACATCAGTAATTCCCTTATGAAGACCTTCTAATCTGTCCAGTATAGATGGTGAATATGATTGGTATTTCTCTAGAGTATGCGAAACTATTTCTAGATTGGTTGGGGGTGTATTTTCTTGTTTTAAGAAAGAATATATTTTTTTACTTATAAAGTTATCGGCATAGGGTGTAGTATTTTTAATATGTTTAATCTGTTTTTTATGAGATTTTCGGGTTCTTTTGAATTTAGCAAAATGAGTTTTTTTAGTTTTTTTAGTTTTTTTAGTTTTGTTTTTATTCATCTATTATAACATCATATAATATAATGGACAAAGTGATTACTGATTTAACCACAAATATAAATTCAGGTTTAAAAGGCAATTTATCCGGGGAATTGTCGGGGGTAAGTTCTAAACTTTCAAGCGAAAGTTCGGGTAGATTGAGTGAAAGAAGCATATCGGATGAATTATTGGGTGAATCGGGTAATATGATAAGCAGTATAGGCGAATTAAACGATAGATATCAAAATTGGGGATATTTATTTTATATTATTTCAATATTACTGGTAATATTTATTATTATGAATGTGATCATGTATTTTGAATATCTAACTCTACAATTTAATCATTATTTAGGAAGATTATTTAATACTTCATTAGAAGTTACCGAGAAAGGAGCAGAAGGGACATTAGACATTGTATCTGACACATTGCACGGAAATATGCACACTTTAAGTGAAATAATTAATCAAAATACTCTTAAGAATAATATAAATAATAAAAATATAACAGAAAGTAATCAAGAGAATGAAAAAGAGATATTACCAATTGAGAGTCAATATAATAAGAGTATTTCAAAAAAGGGATATTGTTATGTGGGAAATGACAGAGGACATAGAAGTTGTGTCAAGGTAAGCGACGACGATGAATGTATGTCTGGCGAGGTTTTTCCGTCAATTGATATATGTATAAATCCTAGTTTGAGAGAATAATAATCTAATATTATATAAATGACAAAATGTTGTTTTCCGAAGATGACTTCAAATGGTTCATCCAAGGTGTGGAATAATGCGAATTCGATGACTTTTCAAAATTACACGATTGATAATAAATATACCAGCGGGTCAGGAGTTGGGTCCAGGTCAAGATTTGTTAGAAGTGCGTTATACAATCGCTGTGCGACAAGTGATTGTTGTAATAAATGATTTATAACAATATTGATAACGTATCCGTTGTATTACTTACAAAATAAATTTACATAATTTTCGGTCGATTTGGATGATGTAAGAGTGTTTCTTGAACGATTCTTTGTTTGTCCAGCAAGTTTCATGTTTGTCGATAAATTTGTCGATGTTTTAGGGACATTCGAACCGAGTGTACTGGTCATTCTACTGCTGATAGGAGAATTATGATAATATCCGGATAGGTCATAAAGCGCGGGGTTACATGAATTAGACATATATATATTAATAATATCATATAATTATATTATTAATTGACTCTAAAATTCATTTAGATACCACATATTTGACAAATAATCATGTCCACTATTTATCTTCTGTTTACTTGTCATTATCATATTTGGACCCTTTGACATAATGTTGCTAATTTCACTTAAATTTATAGCATAATCAAAGTATTTTAGGTCGGATAATTTAGTATCAACACCGTTGCCCTTAAATATATTGACATCGCCATAATTTTGTTTTGGAACGTTGGCTAATATATGACGTTTCGCTAATTTACCATTTATGAAGACATCTATTTGCATCTGTTCAACGCGTATGATTACATTAAACCATTTATTGATGGGGATATCGGTAACAAAGATGGATTCGGTAGCATCATCAAATGTCGAAACAACGATAAGTAATTGGTTGGTATCTGTATCTAGGTAAACTCCGGGGCAGTTATTTGGTCTATATATCCCAATATTATCGGGTAAAACATGGGTTTCTCCTTTATTAAAAACGTGGACGAATTTCTTATGATTAGAATTCTTTTGATAAAGACGTTGATTAATATTTAACCAACTAGACCAGGTAAATTCAATACCCATGTCATCATTATGAGACCTTAAAATTGGAATGGACCCATACATATTTGGATTTTGAGAGATATTTCTCTCACCTTCGGTTCCTAAAATGGTTCCAGATATTATTGTGGGGGTGTTACTTGGTTTAAAAAGATATACAATTAGTCCAATGATAATTTTCATAATAATTGCGAAGAATATTAACATGAATATTAAAAATGCAAACTTTGCAAAGATGCTATTAGAGTCTGGTAGGGCGTTTGTAGTAGTGCTTGCAAATGATGAGGAGTCATTATAAAGATTGGAGACATTTGATGAAAAAGAACCAACGGACTGATTTACATTTTTACTAAAATCACCAGCAACATTTGTAATATTTTGTTTGGCATCGCTGAATAAATTAGCCATTATATATATTAATAATATTATATCGTGAAGGATACTTCTTCGTGATCATTTTCAAGAATAGCAACCTTTAATTTATAGTCTTCAAAGAAATTCCCTAAAATATTGAAATCCGCACCATCCATATATAAATTATAGGCCTGTTCTGGATTAACGGCATATGGTATATATTTGCCTAGGTTCAAATAACCATCAAAGGAGGGGTCTCCGCCGAAATGTAGTGTATTAAATTTACAGGGGATATAGGAACTGAGAATATGAGTTTTTACTAATTTTCCGTCTAAATATACGTCTAACGTATTGCCGTAAACAGATACGGTTAAACAAACCCATTTTTGAATAGGAAAGTTAGGTATAACGACCGTATTTTGTTCTCCATCAATGGTAATCTTAATATTATTTAACATTTCTTGTAATGTCACATTTACACAATTTTCCGAGTTAACGGCGTTATTGCCTAATGTCATTAATGGTTTCTCTGTATTTACATTATCACTCCAATCATTAATATAGAAGAAGGTGCTAATTGCAAAGTTACCGACCGTTTTGTCAGGTTCAGATAGGTTCTGTTTCTTCTGTGCGCTTGGTTTAAAAGGTTTCTTTCCGGTAGAATATTTACCTTTACTAAATACGAATTGATACAGAGTATAAATAACGACGAGGGTTATTGATATATAAAGTATTGGATTAACCGCTTGGGCGACATCGCTACTCATAAAGTGATTCGCAAATAAATACACAATAAATAACATGAATAGAAAAAGGTAAATAAAATATGTCATTATATAAATAATGTAAGAAATTTATATAATAGATAACATTCATTAATTTGATAAAGTAGTGGTATTATAATTTTTTAAGATGTCATAATTAGAGAGTGTATCTCTATGATAATAAATTCTTGTAATTGACCCAACGGTATATTTATCGCCAATAACTAACGTCTTTAAAAGATTAAACGTTTTATCTCTCGCATTAAGGGCTTGATTGATTAACTTATTTTTTTTATCGCTACAATTCCAGTTAACTTTCCCGAGATAGTTACTATTCATAAATATATCTAAATTACTACCATTTGAGTTAATTACAAAATAGTTCCATTTTTGGTAGGGAACATATGGAATGATTAAATTATCTTCACTCGTTTTTACAATTATAGTATTGTCAATACCATTATGTAGTATATTTATAGGGCTATCTTTCTTTACTTCTTCTAGGGTTACGATATTTCTAGGACCAAGTTCGTCTAAATTACTATTTTGTGGATTAAGATTAAACCAAAAGGAGAGAGAATATTTACAACTTTTACTGAGAATGGTTTTCTTATTAGTGAGCTTATTTTTTAACTCTTTATTGGATAGTAAATTATGATTTTTATCTGTTAATAATTTATCAATTTGTATATGATTTTCATTTGGTTTGTCTAAATAAACTTTGCTAGGCCTATCATTATTTTTTAGGACATCTATGTAATCGGTGATAGAAATTGCAGAACTGTCAATAAATAATAGATAAAGGGCTATCATGACAATTATTTCAATAACATATATGATTAGCAATGTTCTAGAGAATGAAATATCTCCGGCGGGTGTATTATATGAACTTATAAAACTATAAAATAAACAGGGAAGCAATGTAAATATGCTACTAACGAGTGTTTTAAACATTCGAAATGTTCGAATATCACTATAATCTATCTTCGTTACAATAAAGAATATAAGCATCGATGTCGTCAGTATTGGCATTAATGTAAATATAAATTGAAATGCTTTTGTAAGAAATGAACTCTGGGTGCGTTGTATATTTCTGGTAGGTTGTGTAATTGTATTAGACTCTTTATCGTTTGAATCAACTAGAATAGCCTCGGTTTTATTTTCATTCATGTTGGAGATAATATAAATATTATTATCTTGTGAATTTTTTATGATAACTTCATCTCCAACACTTAAATCGTCTAAATTATCGTCTGTGGTTAAAAATGAAACATATGATATGATAGAGATAATCACAATCATAATAGAGAATATAAATGAAAACATAAGCGCGTGATACGAACCAAAGGATAGTTTGTTGTTCTTAAAAAAGAATTCCCCGATTACAGATAGTTTAAGCATATTGACAAAAAGATTATTATTTTGGTCTTTAAAAAACTTTGTGGCAGTAATATAAGATATGCCAACAATAATAGAAGTAATAAAGAATAGTAAAAATATATTTGAAAGAAAGGATAATGTAGAATTTTCTTTAAGGTGGTCGATAAAGTAGTTTACTATATCATAAAAGAAGTTATCCGTTTCTAAATTCGCGGACTTTTGTGAGAAGATATTGTTAAATCTAAAAAAATAACTATCAAGAAGATAGACACTAAAAGATAAAAGTAGTAGAAGTCCTATATATATTTTATTATTTACGACCCAAGATAAGATATTTAAGAGGAAACCAAATAATGGTGTTAAATTACTTATTGCGTTAGTGCTCAAGAAATCGAAAATAGTCTTTGGTATATTTATTAAATTGTCAAGTATAGAATGTTTATCTAATGCCTTTAATATTAAATATAATAATATAAAAATAGACATAAATGATAAAAGAATTTTAATATGGATTGAATGTATGAAAAGGTGACTAGATGCATAAACTATAGCAATGATAAGGAAAATCAATATATTTTGTACAAAATAGTTCATATTCTATTATATTATAATAACTTTATAAATTTATAAATTTATAAATTTTCCATTGCGGTTTTTTTCCCGTGACAATCTCTACACAAAGCCACCAGATTACTTATATGATTTGACCCGCCGTGTTCTAGTCTAATTTTATGATCTACCTCAAACCAACCTGGCAATAGTTTATGACATTCTCCGCATTTCCAATTTTGTTGTGATGCAACATATTTTTTCTTTGTTTCACTAACACTTCTTTTTGTTCCTGCTTTTCCGGAATGTCTTATACGGTCATCTTGATTTAATTGCGTCATAGTATCTCTCCCCTGTGTCATCTCTAAGAATGGTGAGATGATATCCGCGGTATCTTTATCTACCGGTAAATATTTGACGACTCCATTCGCATGTCTTAGGAAATCTTTAGAATGTGTGGGATTCTTTTTTATATATAAATAAAGTGATAAACCGGCAAAGGCAATCCCAATCATTTGATAATACTTTTTAAAGGATTTTAATCTTTCAACATAAAAACCGTCGTGATAGGTATTTGCTATAAAAAATACGGTTATTCCAAAAGTTAATAACTCAAATTTCATATATATTATAAGACAGATTAATATGATATTGATTTAATAATTAATATCATATTAAGTTATATCTATCTTATTTTTACAGATTCATTCTTCTTTACCTTTTTCCTTTTACTCTGCTTCTTCATTCTTCTTTACCTTCTTCTTTTTACTCTGCTTCTTCTTTTTACTCTGCTTCTTCTTTTTACTCTGCTTCTTCTTTTTACTCTGCTTCTTCTTTTTACTCTGCTTCTTATTGTGTTTTTTGGTATTTCTCTTCTTACTATGATTCTTTTTATTTGTGATTACTCTTTTATCTTCTCTCGATGTTTTTAATTTGGTATGAATCTCCTCAATATCACGTATCAGTTCATCGCCATCTATTGGTGTAACAGCATACTTAAGAGAGAGACTATATTTGAATGTAATATCTACTAAATGTTCTACTAATTTTCTATCAAAATTTGTAGAAAATATAACTCGTAAATAAGAAGATATGAATCCCCACATATCTACATTCTTTGAAAATACCTCATTAAAATACTTTACTGACATAAATTTACCATCGTTATCTGTATATTTATCTAGAACTACCGAGAGATAGTTTATTATAAAAGAGTCTATGTTATTCTTTTGAAATATCTTTCTTTTATGTTTTAATAATTTTCTTTGCTGTACCATTTGTATAAATTCATTTAATAGCGATATATCACCCGTGCTATATTCGGTTATATACATGCGATAGTACACGCTTGCGATTTGTCTAACTCTATCAAGTCGTTCAAAATTATCATCTATATCTTTTGTTTCTTTTAGTTGTCCCGCAAATTCATTTATATCTTCTGTGCTTGAAAACAATATATTCGAAAAGGGCACATTAAATTGTATCGGTCTATCCATCGCGTTATAGGGTATATCTGTTCTTAACTTCTTTCCCGACAGCCCCCAATCAATTAATTTCGTCTTCACGTTTTTTGTTACGATGGAACCCTCTCTTAATATATTTAAACTTTTTACATCTAAATGACAATAGCCCAATTCATTTAGTTTAATTATCCCATTTTTTAGTAATCTTAAAATCGATTTATTTGTTTGTATAAAACTTTTATTTCTATCTTCATTTGTCATTGCGCGTTGTTCTAAATTTTTAAAATATTGTTCAAGACTATGTCCCCCATAAGGTATATTTATTTGATGTAAATCATCCAATTTATAATTTATATTTTTTGAATTGAAACCTTTTCTTATTAAATTCTTGCATTGTTTATCATAATTTACCAAGTCTTTTTTTTCAAGTTGGGCCGGCTTACATGTTGTAATATCATTTACGAGAAAATATTGATCCGCATCTGGAATTTCTTTCATGAACTCTTTTACTACACCAATCTCCGCCAATTCTTCCTCTGCATACTTTGTTAGCATCAGTTTTGATACATATTTATAAGGTTCTTTGGGGGTTAAACTCGTATTCTCACAATTTAATGCCGGTTTAAATACGCATCCAAATCCTCCATGGCCTATTGCTCTACCTCCGTGTTTAGTATCCATATTGGGATATGACATATAATATACGGTTATTTAATTATTCAATAAATATATATTTAATAACAATAACATAACGAGTAAAGAAATAAATATTAACATTTCTCTTCTTTTCCCCGCTTCTTTATCTATCTTTATTTTGGGCTTATATTCATCATAATATTTTGATAAAGATTCGGCAATATCAACGCTTTCTTTTCCTAAATATTGATTCACTTTATTATGTATAAAGTGAACCCATTTTATTAACGATTCCCTGCTATCTAAATATGGAGTAAGTGGATATTTATCCAATAGTTCGCCCCATTGATTACCTATATCTTCTACCGGAATAAATAAAGGTAAATTATGAAAGAAATCATAATATTTCTTTTTTATTGTATCATTTGGTCTCTCACTATATGTTAATGCGATTGTATGAAGAACAAACCAATAGTGTGGGCCCCATATTTCAGGGTTGAGCTTCATTAATATAAACTACATAAAAAGATACGCTATATTACGTTAATATGTCTAAAAACTTTACATTTTGTAATAATTGCGGCAAAAACGGACATGTATTTCATCAATGTAAGTATCCAATTACCAGTATTGGTATTATTGCCGTAAGAAAAAATAGAGATAATCAATATGAATATTTAATGATCCGTAGAAAGGATACCCTAGGATATGTAGATTTTATGCGCGGAAAATATTGTCTTCATAATAAATCTTATATATCAAACATTATTAATGAGATGACTATAGCGGAAAAGGATAATCTATTAGAAAATGAATTTCCTACATTATGGACGAATTTATGGGGTGCTAATATAGGTATTCAATATAGAAGTGAAGAGAGAGTATCCCAAGATAAATTTAATCAATTAAAAAATGGTGTTAGAAATAATTATGAAGATTATTCATTAAAGACATTAATTGATGAGTCTAAAACAACCTGGGACGAAACTGAGTGGGGATTTCCAAAGGGTAGACGTAATTATCAAGAGAAGGATTTAATCGCGGCTATGAGAGAATTTGAAGAAGAGACCGGATATAGTAAAAATGCGTTGGACATCGTTGCGAATTTACTACCACTCGAAGAGATATTTACCGGTTCAAATTATAAGTCTTATAAGCATAAATATTATTTAGCATTTATGGACCCTATAGCGCATCGCGAACTATCATATGAGTGTAGTGAGGTTAGCAAAATAGAATGGAAAAATCTGGATGACGCATTGTCCGTAATTCGCCCTTATAATTTAGAAAAAATTAATCTTTTGAAGCAAGTTAATAAAATCTTAAAGGAATATACATTCTGTATATAATATATACATGGCTAAAACAAAAAGAAAAATTAAGCCTACTAAAAATAGACTGTCGCGAAAGATATATTACGGCGGGGGTCGTGGCACAGTTGAACAAAAAGCATATATTGATAAATTAATTAAAGCATCAATAAATGGCGATATTATCCCCATTGAATTTGTAAAAGATGCCAAGGCACCGAATTCTATATCAGGTAGAAGGTACGCAAAATATAGTGTAGCAACAAACATTAACCAATATTTGAAGATATATGAAAGTATGCGAAAACTACATAACTGGGCACAAGACTATAAAGGAAGTGGTTCATCTGCGACTCCGAAAAATGATTTAGTGAACGATTTATTTGTAGCAAAGAAAAAAACCGCCACATTGCCCACAAATGGAAATCCTATACAAGAGAATTTACCTGAACTCGAACCCGAACCTGAACTCGAGGCTGAACTCGAACCTGAACTCGAACCTGAACCCGAACCTGAACCCGAACCTGAACTTGGGGCTGAACCGGAACTCGATGCTGAACTCGAGGCTGAACTTGGGGCTGAACCGGAACTCGATGCTGAACTCGAGGCTGAACTTGAGGATGAACTTGAGGATGAACTTGAGGATGAGGTCGAGGCTGAACTTGAGGATGAGGTCGAGGCTGAACTCGAGGATGAACTTGAGGATGAGGTCGAGGCTGAACTTGAGGATGAGGTCGAGGCTGAACTCGAGGCTGAACTTGAGGATGAGGTCGAACCTATTTTAGCTCCGCTACCTATCGCTGACCTGAAAATTACAGAGGCACCGCTGGAATCGGGGGCGGCTGAGACAAAAGCAGTAGAAGCGGTACCAATATTCGTCCCGCCAGAAACAGAAGTGGGGACTGCATTGGACGCAGTAAAAGAGGAGGAGGAAGATGAGGAAGATGAGGAAGATGAGGAA